ATGTATCATATTAAGAATACTTAAGAAGAAATACATCAAGGCTTTTATTATCTAAAAATTCTAAGACCACTTCAGCATCTTTTGTGAGTCGGTATTTGCAGTTATGTTTCTTTTCAAAGTTCTCTCTGAAATTTTTTAGCTGACTTATATCGTACATCGATTCGTCGATTGCATTTAAAGCCGCAATAGATTGATAGTCTAGTATATTCATCCAAATTTTAAAAGAAAATATTCTCCGTGTTTGTTGTCTTTGAATTCTAGATAGAAGCATTGAATACTTCCTTCGTTGTCTTCGGTAACTTTAAGTTCAAAGTGGTATTTTTTACTGAGTTGTATAGCAAATGAAAACGGCCCGCATGTCAGTTTTGCTTCTTGCTTCTTTGCATTATACACAGCTAAACAGTTATAATCTACTATCATTTTAAGAATATTTCAAGATAAATGCTGTTTCGTTCGCAAGGCTATTAAACACAAGACACAAATTTCCATCCTGTATAGTAAATTGACAACCCCATTCTTTTGTAATCCTGTGGTATGCTGCAGGGATTGGTTCGACATCACCCTCTGGTTGGTCGCACCACCAATATTCTACTAATGCTGCATTTAATGCAGCATTTACTGAAGAGTGAATAGCTGACAAGGACATAATTAAGAATACCTCAAAAGAAATGCTGTTTCGTTGGCTGGGTTATTAAACTTGAGATATACACAACCAACATCTCCAACAAGTTGACAATCCCATTCTTTTGTAATTTTATTGTATGCAGCAGATGATCCAAGAGAGTGCTCGCCGCTCCACCAATATTCTACTAACGCTGCATTTACTGCAGGGTGTTTAGTTGACAAGGACATAATTAAGAATACCTCAAAAGAAATGCAGTTTCGAACGACTCTTTTTCAAATTCAACTTTCATATTAATAAATTCGCAATGCCATTCCTTACTAATGATGTTGTAAGCAGAGGTAACAATGGACCACTTAGTCTCTGTTGTTAAAAATGTATATTCCTCGAGTGCCTTCCAAACAGCGGGATGATCAATAGGCAACGACATAATTAAGAATACCTCAAAAGAAATGCAGTTTCATACGCCGCAGAATCAAACGCAACTCCACTTATGTACTCGTCATTTATAATAAAACTGCAATGCCACTCTTTTATGATTCTGTTATACGCTGCACGTAACTTTTCGTTTTTCGGCAGATCACTAAGATAATAATATTCTTTAATTGCAGCTTGTATTGCAGGGCTATTAATAGGCAATGACATAGTTAAGAATACCTTAGTAGAAATATTTCAAGTTTTTTAAGATCAGAAAATTCTAAAAAAGTATCAGTTCCGCGTACAACATGCCGGCAAGAATGTTTATGTTCAAAATACGGTATAATGTTATTAAAAGTGCCAAGCCGTTTCAAAGCATCGTTTACCGCAGATATTACTGCCACATTTTTGTTATGCAAGATCATTTTAAGAATACTTCAAGAGGAAGGCAGTTTCCGTAGCCGGGTTATCAAATTCAACAACTCCACCAACAAATTTACACCCCCAATCTTTTATGAGATTATTGTACGTGCAAGGCACCACAGACCAAGTTGTCGTTGCTTCTGTAGGATAATATGATTCAAGTGCTCTCCAAACAGCAGGATGATTGTGCGGTAATGACATTATTTTAGTTAAATTATTTTACTCATAATCTTCAGAATATCTTCTTAACGCGGCATCGTGCTCTCCCGAATTAGTTCGGGTATAAGAAGGATTCATACCGTTCATTTCTAGAATATCGTCTCTTATATTCTGATTTCTTTTCTCTTTATTCAAAACTCTTACAAATGAATTGGAAATAGTAGTAGAGAAATAAGAGAACGGGTTATCGCTTTTTGATTCGTCAAATTGAAGACCAACTTGTGTTAATTGTAGAATTGCTTGGCCTCGCATTTCGTCATTGTAAGTGTAGGACCTAAGATTTCCACGAGTAGCATATCTTTCGGATATTTTGATAATCATTCTTGCTAACGTGTCTGTCATTTTTCCATTATATAAGTCGTATTCGCCTTCTAATAAATCACCACGCCAATGACTTTTGCCCACACAAATTAATATTCCGCTGTCGTCAAATTTCCAATGTTGAAACGGTGGAAAATTTAGTTTTACGTGTTTATCAGCTTCTCTTTTAGGATTTTTTTTGCGGCCAGGCTGCAATGGAATATGGTCATACGACATTATTCTAAATATCAATTCGCCGTTTTGAATTTCCGCCGATGTTAATTCTTGTGTTGCTTTTGCAGTATCTGTACAAACTCGTCGTGTATTTTGATTTTCAAAATAGAGTCGTTTGGCTTTATTATGTTTTGCTTCAGTAATGTTAGCCTCAGTAATTTCGCTAACATTATGTAGAATAATATCATATTGATGATATTCTGGCTTAGTAAAACTGCAATATGAACTTTTGCTTTTATGTATTTCTTGTAAGATATCTTTATTATTTAAGTAGTTGACTTTTCTGATAGGTATACTCATGTTTTGACTCCATTATTGTAAATTATAGCACATTTTAAAAATCAAGTCAAGAATATTACTAATTTTACTCGGGTGAAAATTAGGTAAATATAGCAAAGAGGAATATAGTAATGGGGTTATTTGAAGTCGGCCAAACATTAAATAGTGTGGGCACTGCTATAGGAGCAGCGTCTTCCGCAGTGCGTACAGTCTCAAATGTAGCCAATGCGTTATCTAATTTAGGTAGTGCTGGCGGTATAGCAAGTGCTCTGCGGAGCTTAAATTTACCAGCAGGTGCTGAAGCAATCGGCGATATTATGGGAGCAATTGCTTCGTTCGGCGGAGATGAATATGCTAATGACTGGCGTGTAAGATTGACGTTGTCTAATTGGATGAGTTTTAAAAATAGCCCAGTATTAGTGCCGTTAGCACAAGCAGGTGGGTTGGTATTTCCTTACACTCCAAGTATTAAAATTAGCCACGGAGCAACGTATTCTGCAATAGGTACAACTCACACGAATTACACGCACCAAGCATTTAAAAATTCAGACCCTGGGCTAATTGAGATCAATGCGCCAATGAATGTAGAAGATCCCAATCAAGGGTTGTATTGGATTGCCGCAGTTCACTATCTTCGTTCTTTAACAAAGATGTTCATGGGAGACGATCCAAAAGCAGGCAATCCTCCTCCTATTGTAATGCTGAACGGATACGGTAATTATGTATTTAAAAATGTACCTGTTGTTGTAAAATCTTTTAATGTATTGTTAGATGATAAATGCGATTATATCGGAGTAGACGTAGTTGGTTCTGCGTCAGGCGAGATGCAAGGATTAACAGATAGTATCGGCGGACTGGCAGACACATTAGGTAATTTTATTCCGGGACTATCTGGAATAACAGGTTTAGTATCAGGAATTGCTGGCGGCGTGGGCCAAGTTGCAGGTTTATTAGGTACATTTGGGTTAAGTGGCGCAGTGTCGGGCGGAGTGACGCACGTTCCTACTAAAAGTTCTTTTAGTGTTACTTTGATGCCTGTTTATAGTAGAAATTCAGCAAGGAAGTTTAGTTTAGATAGATTTGTATCGGGCGGCTACTTAGATACAGGTTATATTTAAGGAGCCCGTAAATGTCTGCACAATATAAAAATACTAGTCCGTGGTATTCTACTTCGATAGAACAGAATTACCTTAATATATTAAAAATTAGACCAGTTTCAGCAGCAGTCGATGATTTTCTATATCAAATAGAAGCACAATATAAACATAGACCGGATTTATTAGCATTTGATTTATATGGTGATGCTGCTTTATGGTGGGTTTTTATCCAACGAAACCTTGATGTATTAGAAGATCCGGTGTTTGATTTTATTCCAGGAAAGAAAATATATCTACCTAAAAGTTCAGGATTAAAAGCAGTATTGGGGTTATAGAATGTCAACAGTTCCAGTAGAATCTACTGCTACAGCAGGATCAAAGGTTAGAAACGTATTATCGGCTACTTCTTTAGCATCGGGCATATCGGGTGTTGTTGATAAAGTAACAGGTATATTCGGATCAATTGGTTCGTTCACCAAAGAGTTAACTGGTGTTTCTCTTCCGTTAGTTAATCCGTTGCATGCCTATGCAACATATAATTATATTATAAGCTTTGGCTGTTTAACTCAAGAAGAATATAACTTTCCTGATGCATCTTATAAAGCAGGCAAGCCAGTATCTTTGATATGCAGGAGCGGCCACGGTGATCCAAATAACAGAGTATTAACTCCTTATGGAAAGTTTGAATTTTACATAGAAAATTTAGTCCTTAATAGCCTTGTTGGGTTCAGTGACGGCGCGAATTCTAATATAACAGACATCTCGTTTGAGGTCGTAGAACCATATTCTATGGGTATGTTCAGTATCGCGTGCCAGCAAATCGCTCAAGAGTTAGGACATGAAAATCATTTCTATGCACCGTATATAATGATTATAGAATTCAGAGGTAATAAAGAATCAGGGCAAATGGATTATATTCCTAATACCACAGTTCATATTCCTTTACAGATTTCTGACATGACTGCCACAGTTGATGAACAAGGCACTAAATATAAATGTTCAGCTATGCCGTTTCAACAAACTGGCATGGCAGACATTCATACTAATTTAGAAAGCGACACGTCTGTTAGAGGCAAAACCGTGCAAGAAACACTGCAAACCGGAGAAAAAAGTCTCCAAGCAGTTGTAAACCAACGCAAGAAACAGCATGTAGATCAAGGTATTGCTACAACACAAGATGAGATTGTAATATTATTTCCAGTTAATGTGGCATCGTCGGCTTCGGATCCTACTTCCTCACAAAAAGAAAACGACGACGGCGCAACGACCGCACCTGTACCAGATTCTTCACAGAGTGTAACTTCTAAGCTAGAAGTATCTCGTAGTTCAAAAAACGGAACTTTAGTTCAGCAAGATGGTGCGTGTAATGCATTAGGTAATGCAAAGCTGGGATTTAGTGAAGCAAGAAAAGGCGATGCGCCATACGGAAAAGACAACGAGATTTACGATGAAAAATCGAAAGGCTATATTAGAGGGAAGAATACAATAGACCCGGAAGTAAGTGAATTTAGATTTTCGCAAGACTCAAATATCATTAATGCAATAAATCAAGTTCTCATTAGTAGTGATTTTATTAAAGATGCATTTGATGAATCAAAATTAAGCGACACAGGAATGCGTGACTGGTGGAGAATTGAAACAGAAACTTACATTATGGGTCCTGTTGATAAGTTTACAGGGCAAGCGCCTAAACTAGTAGTATATCGAGTTGTTCCATATCAAGCACACGCTAGCAACCTGACCTCACCGAATAGTAGAGCGCCTGGGTTCGATAATTTAAAAAAGCAAGCAGTAAAAGAATACAACTACATTTATACAGGTAAAAATGCAGATGTAATTGATTTCAAAATAGAAATTCAAAACGGATTTTTTACTACTGTTAGTGCAGACGCAGTAGAAAAATCCCAAGATGTTAAAACTGCGCCCGAAACAAGCCAATCGTTTGATAATTTCGGCATACCAACTATGCTAACAGGTGAAAATTCTCCACCGACCAAGTTAGGGTCTAACCCAACGTCTGTTAGATATAATAATACCAATATGTCGACAGATAAGCAAGGCGGCGGTGGCGTAGAAGCGCCAGGCACTCGTGCTGCTCGTGCTTTTATGGATGCAGTAACTAAAGGAACTGATTTAGTTAATATTGAGTTAGGTATACTCGGCGATCCGTATTTCCTTGTAAATAGCGGAGTAGGAAATTATACATCTGCGCCAAGCCAATATAGTAATTTAAATGCAGACGGTTCTATGAACTATCAAAACGGTGAAGTTGATATTCTTGTTAACTTCAGAACCCCAAGCGGTATAGATCAAAACACCGGCTTATATAACTTTACTCCGTCGGACTTATCATCCCCTGTAATGCAGTTCAGCGGCTTATATCAAGTTACAGAAGTAGAAAGTAGGTTCGAATTAGGCAAGTTCACCCAAAAATTAATCGGCATGCGTCGCCCAGGGCAAGAATTTGAAAATGAATCTGCACCTTCACAAATGTTTAACTTGTCTGGCGCAGTAAAGAACTTATTTGATAGTATTTTTGGTGATTAATTATGCCCGATAAAAATGATTCTAATTTTATTTCAGCCGGTTCTGGTGCAGGATCGTCCGGCCCGTTTTTGGCTAAAGTTGTAAGCCATTTAGATCCTACTTATATGGGCGGGTTAGAAGTTGAAATTCTTCGCCCAACTGGTAACTCCTCGTCTGAAGGGCAAGTGCATCAAGTAAAATACATGAGCCCGTTTTACGGAGTAACAGGAGCAACCCATACCAGTAAAAATAATGACTATAACGGCACCCAAAAATCATACGGCATGTGGATGATACCCCCAGATCCAGGTACAACAGTAGTGATTTTTTTCATAGATGGCGACCCGAAACGTGGTTATTGGTTTGGTTGCGTTCAAGACGAAAATATGAATTTTATGGTACCCGGAATTGCTGCAACGCAGCAAGTAGTAGATGGTTCTGACAGGGCGCCAGTTGCAGAATATAATAAGAATGCCAACGAATCTGTGTCTGATGCAACCGCAGTAAAAAAACCTAAACATCCGTTCGCTGAGGTATTAACAACTCAAGGTTTGCTTAAAGATGACACAAGAGGGATTACTACCAGCAGCGCCAGACGAGAAACACCGTCTATGGTATTCGGTATTTCAACACCTGGTCCAGCAGATAAGCAATCTGGTGCTACTCGTGGTAGCATTGGTAAAAAAGAGCACGAGATTAAAAATGCATTCGTTAGTAGACTAGGTGGCTCTACGTTTGTAATGGACGACGGTGATGATAGATTTCTTAGAAAAAGCAAAGCAAAAGAAGGACCACCTGAATACATTGCAGTAGAGCAAGGCGGCACGGGAGGAAGTGAAACTATTCCTCATAATGAATTAATTCGATTAAGAACACGCACTGGACATCAGATATTACTGCACAACAGTGAAGATTTAATTTATATAGGCAATGCTAATGGTACAGCATGGATCGAATTATCTAGTAACGGCAAAATTGACATTTACGCAAAAGATTCAATTAGCCTTCACACTGAAAACGATTTTAATCTTACTGCCGACAGAGATATTAATTTAACTGCTAAGAATAATATTAACATGCATTCTGGTGCAGTTATAAATCAATATGCTACTACTAATCTAAATATTAAGGCTGACGGAACCGGGAAGTTGAATATAAGCGGAACAATGGACATCAAGAGCGGATCTGCGTTCACAGTAGACGGCGAAGGAGCAAAAGCGCAGCATGCTTCTGGTAATATTGATTTAAACGGCGGAAGTATATCACAGCACGAATCTATTAACAGTATCGAAGTGCCAAAAGCAAATAGAATACCAATGGCAGAGCCGTGGGCTGGACATGAAAATCTAGATCCAACAATGTTTACTCCTGATAAAACCGAAGCAAGTTTAGAGCCAACCGAGCCAGCTCCTGAAAAATATAATCAATACACCACAGTAACCGATACATTTAATAAAGTAAAAGGAGCAGAATAATGCCAGCAAATTCGAGTTTATATAAAAAAATAGTATTGCCTGCGGCTCCGTCGATTGATTCGCCAATATCTAAGATGTATAAAGGTTTTAGTACGGTGAGTTTAGATACTGAGAATTATAGTTTATATGATATGCAATTAGTAAAACAAGATTTGATTAATAATTTTAATATTAGGCAAGGTGAACGATTAATGCAGCCAACATTTGGCACCATGATATGGGACATATTATTTGAACCGTTAACCGACCCATTAAAGAATTTAATTATACAAGATGTTAATAAGATTATCAATTATGATCCTCGTATTAAGGCAGAAAGTGCAACAGTCACTAGTTACGAAAGTGGCATACAAATTGAGTGTGTATTAACATATCTTCCGTATAATGTTAGCGAAGCATTACAATTAAGATTCGACCAAAGCATGGGATTACTGGCTCGTTAACCTAATTTTTGTACGGCCAAATCCGGCTAAATACTCTTATAAGTAGAGAAAAATTATGAGTGCTGTCGACCGCCAAAACCGCTTATTGCTTGCTGAAGATTGGAAGCGAGTGTATCAAACCTTCCGTAATGCAGATTTTCAAAGTTATGATTTTGAAAATCTGCGTCGCACCATGATTGATTATCTTCGTGAAAACTACCCCGAAGACTTCAATGATTATATTGAAAGTTCTGAATATCTTGCGTTAATTGACCTTATTGCATTCTTAGGGCAAAGTATTGCATTTAGAGTAGATTTAAATGCACGCGAAAACTTTTTAGAGTTAGCAGAAAGACGAGAAAGTGTGCTTCGTACGGCAAGAATGCTGAGTTATAATTCTAAAAGAAATATGCCAGCGCAAGGCCTTTTAAAGTTTAACACAGTTCAAACGTCACAAAATGTTATAGACTCCGACGGCAGGAACTTGTCGGGTCAGGTAATTACCTGGAACGATTCTTCCAATTCAAATTGGCGAGATCAATTTTTGCGGGTTTTGAATGCAGCAATGGATTCAAATCAGCAATTCGGTAATCCATCAGACAAAGATACGATTTACGGAATTTCAACAGAACAATATAGGTTCACTGGTGCTAATACTGATGTACCGATTTATTCTTTTTCTAAATCAGTGTCTTCTCGTTCTATGACATTTGAAATTACAAGCACCACATTTAAAGATAAAAATTACATATACGAGGAAACGCCCAAAGTTCGTAATAGCCTTGCGTGTATTTATAGAGATGATAATCGCGGTCCGGGCAGTCCCAATACTGGTTTCTTTTTAAATTTCGTTCAAGGAATATTAAACACCGGCACTTTTACAGTAACACAACCAAGTAATAATGAATCGATTGATATAGATTCACAGAATATTAATAACAACGATGTATGGCTGTATAAAGTAGATCAAAACGGTGTTGAGATAGAAGAGTGGGCAAAAGTTCCGTCTTTAGAAGGAAACAATGTTATTTATAACAGCTTAAATAAGAAAATTAGAAATATATTCGGAGTAGTCACTCGAGCAGGAGATGCAGTTAGTTTAGTCTTCTCTGATGGAACATTCGGCAATTTGCCGTTAGGTACATTCCGTGTTTATTATCGAGTAAGTAACGGATTATCCTATACAATTAATCCTCAAGATATTAGAAGTGTATCGATTACTGTTCCGTATACTTCAGGCAAAGGACAGCCTGAAACATTATCAATTAGCATGAACTTGGCGTCCTCTGTAGTCAATGCAAGCGTATCCGAAACAAATGATAGTATAAAAACTAATGCGCCCGCCGCATATTATACACAAAACAGAATGATTACAGGCGAGGATTATAACATTAGTCCGTTAACTGTAAATCAGCAAGTGGCTAAAATTAAAGCAGTTAATAGAACCTCTAGCGGTATTAGTAGATATTTTGATTTAATAGATCCAACTGGAAAATATAGTTCTACCAATTTATTTGGTACTGATGGTATTTTATACCAAGAGAATTTTGCATCCACTACTAAATTTTCGTACGTAGAAGATGCAGATATATATTCTGCAATTTATAATAAAGTGTTTGATGTATTAGACGGTGCAGGATTGAAACACTATTATTATTCTAAATATTTGGTTCTTGTAAACCAGAATAATTCAGTCCCAACTCCGTATTGGAATACTGTCGATTCCGCTAACGGCATATCGAATGGATATGTAATAGACAATGTTTTTGGGGATAGTCATATAGTTCCTGTCGGCAGTAGTAATTCTACTAATTTAAAATATTTTACACCAGGTGCATTGATTAAATTTATTCCGCCCGCCAATCATTATTTTAACACACGGTTAGATAATTCATTAATTGAAACCTCAACTCCAAGTGCTGGCCAAGTATTGTATTTGTGGGCAGAAGTTGTTTCTGTAATAAGTGACGGGCTAGGACAAAACATTGACGGCGAATATACAGGAGCTATTGAATCTGGTGATGGTGCAATTACGTTGAATAAACAAGTGCCAACCGGTGCAATAATTTCTACTATAATTCCAAAGTGGAAAACCACGTTAAGTCAATCTACAATAGTATCAATGGTAGATTTGATTAAGGCCAATGCTCCGTTTGGTTTACGATATGATTCGTTAAATCAGAGATGGGTAATTATATTAGAGTCTAATTTAGACTTATCGGGAGATTTCAGCTTAGTTAATGCAGGAAATATGTCTAATACTAGAAAAGATGCAAGTTGGCTGGTGTTATTTAGTACCGACAATGAAAATTACCTAGTGCAAAGTAGAGAGTTGCGATATGTATTTGAAAGTGATCAAGAGGTAGAATTTTATTTCGACAGATCTAATAAAATTTACGATAGTAAAACAAATCAAGTAGTAAAAGATTTAGTCACTGTGTTGAGCATTAATCAACATACAAACACTTTATCGCCGTTCACACAAGATTTTATTTGGGATATTGTTTCAGGATTTACTGGTTTAGACGGTTATTATGACGGTAAAAAAGTAATAGTTAGTTTTGCCGATGCTGACGATAACGGCGGAGTTGACGATCCGAGTGCATTTTTGCAAGTAGTAAATCCGTATTCGTTATCCTTGCAAGATCGGTATATTATCGAGAAAAAATATACTATTTCTGAAGGACAAGACGATTATCGATTTGTAAAAAATACTTATGTAGCAAAAGGTAAGTTATACCCAGCCAATAAATATAAGTTGATAGAAATTTATGAAACTCAGCCGTTATCTATTGATGCTGATTTTCCTGACGGCCAATACTTTTATTTTGTAGACACCGACACAGTTAAAAAATTAAATGTAACCCGTGATAGATTTTTGGCATCGAGGGATTATAAGGTATATATTGGGCGATCTGATATAAAATTCCAATATACCCATAGTGCAGACTCGGATGCAAGAATTGATCCTGGTGCAAGTAATATTATAGACATTTATGTATTAACTAAGTCTTACGATACAGCATTTAAACAATGGATTAACGGTTCCTTGTCGACGAAACCGTTGCCGCCTAGCACAACTGAATTACATAATACACTATCGTCCTTAAATTTGATTAAAGCAGTAAGCGACGAAATAGTATATCACCCAGTTAGTTATAAAATTTTATTTGGTAGTCTTGCTTCTTTGGAATTGCAAGCAGTATTTAAAGTTACTAAAACTGCCGGCAGAGTTGTTTCAGATAACGATATTAAGGCGCGTGTTATTTCTGCTATAAATCAATTTTTTGAATTAGAGAATTGGGATTTTGGTGATACATTTTATTTTACAGAATTATCAACTTATGTAATGACGCAATTAGCACCAGATATTTCAAATTTCGTGATAGTTCCTCAACAAAGCGGGTTAAACTTTGGTAGTTTATTTGAAATAAAATCTGATAGTGATCAGTTGTTTGTTAATGGTTGCACTGTTAACGACATAGAAATTATTTCGGGTATAACAATGAGTAACATTAAATCTGTCAGTAATACAACAGTCGATTCTACTATTCTGCGTCGACAATATATTGCAAGTTCTTCATATGGGGATAATTAATGTCCGATAATGCAAGCTCGTTTTTCCTACCAAATTTCTATAGAACTTCCGCTAATAAGAAGTTTTTACAAGCAACAGTTGATCAGTTAATTCAGCCAGGCGAAGTACAAAGAATTAATGGATATATTGGTAGACAAAATTCTAAAGCAACAACTGCCGAAGATGTGTTCATTTCAGCTAAAAGCAAAGACCGCCAAAATTATCAATTAGAACCGAGCATTGTTATTAAAGATAAAAATAACTCTGCCTCTTTTTTTAAAGATTATCAGGATTATATTAATCAATTATCTGTTTTTGGTAGCAATGTTAAATATCATCCAAGATTAAATAGTCAGGAATTTTATTCGTGGAATCCGCATATTTGTTGGGATAAATTTGTAAATTTCCAAAACTATTATTGGATGCCTGCTGGACCGCTTGTCATCAAATTATCCGATATCTCATTAACTAATGTTGAAACTGATATTATCGGCAAAGCAATATATCAACTTCCTAATGGCATGTACCTGAGTAACGGTATGAAAATATCGTTCGATGATACAATATTACCCAATAAATATAAATCCAATGAATACTATGTTGATGGTGTCGGTACAGCAATCAAATTAACAAATACCAGTGATTTAGATTTATATGGTGTTACGTTTGATAAAGTAGAAGATATAGATTACATAGTAATTAATAAAGCAAGTCAGAATAGAAATTTATGGAGCCGATATAATAGATGGGTTCATAGAGATGTAATTAAGATTAGCCAAGAACTTAATAATGAGCCGTATTCAGTAATACAGTCGAATAGAGCAACCCGGCCCATTATTGAATTTGAGCATGATTTATTATTGTTTAATTACGGACTAATTTCATTAGCAGATGTTGATTTGTATGAATCGAGTAACGTGCTGCGTGCCGACGTTGAAGGTGCTTCTCAATATCATATAGACGGTGTTAAATTAATGAGCGGCATGTCGGTATTGTTAAATTCCGACAATAATATTTATGTTGTTTCTTTTGTTGATAACGTAATCAAATTGTCATTATCGATTACACCAGTAACCGGATACGCGTTACTAATTAAACAAGGAAAATTAAATAGGCATAAAGCCCTCCGTTTCGATGAAAATCGGTGGGTTACTGCACAACAAAAAATAGCAATTTCTACAACCGTAACAGACTTGACAAACGTTCCGCCGTTGTTTGATTTAGTGGATGAATCTGGTACGTCTTTAAGCGATCCAACAAAATATACGGGATCCACTTTCTTCGGCACTAAGATATTTTCGTATAAAGTTAATTCAGCCGGTGTACCTGATAAAGTATTAGGTTTTCCGTTAACGTATAAGACTATAGAAAACAGCGGCGATATAGTTTTTAACTTTAATTTAGATGCAGACGAGTTTTCTTATAAAGAACATGATTCTCTTGTTGTTAAAAGAATTAATTCAGCATTTCTATCTAAGATTTTCTGCGAAAAGGCTGAAAAATCTATTTTAACCACTACAAATTATGTAAATGGTTGGGAAGCGTATTCTTTACCCATTAACCAAAAAACTGTTCAACCTGCTGTTAGGATTTATAAAAATACTAATTTAACAGTTACTGCGGAAGATAAGGAAGCAAAAGATTTTCAATCAACGCGTGTGCCGAAAACTTATTATCCTGGTGATATTGTTAGGTACAACGGGGCGGATTTGTACAG